TCGCGGCATTCTGTAAGTGTAATCCAATTCTACGAGTGAATTAGCAACGGCTCCTGTGATTGTAATATTTTCCGTGTCGCAGCTGTCCGCGTCAACCTCACATCTATATCTGTAAGTTATAGTGTACGTTGAATAAGGCGCGGGCTCTTCACCTTCAAGCGACCAGTTAATTTTGTCGTTAGCAAAGTGAAAATCTGTATTTTGAACATAATGCAAAGCACCTTGATACAAATCTACAATTTCAAAGACGGAAGTATTAGGCAATTCGTCAATACAGCCCGTGTAACCGCCGTGAGTTAGAGTAACAGTGCGCTCTTTCGTTATTAAAATGCGCTGTAATTCTTCCATAGGAACATGTGAAACTTTCACCGTTGCAGTTCCGCCTGTTTCAGCGTTAAATGGGTGTGCTTCTGCTTTTACTTCTGCTAAATTCGGCTCTTCGTCCGCAATTAACCTGATTGAATGTGATAAATAAGCCTCGTAACCGTTAATATGAGCTTCGCCCTCCGAAATTGTAAAAGTCTGCTTACCCGCGATGTTGCTTTCAAGTGCAGTAACTCTAAGGCCGGAGACTACATAATGGCCGTGAGCATGATCATCATAGCGCGCTAAAGCGTCAAGATATTCCGGCGAAACTTTTTCCTGTAATTGTGTAACAGTCTCATCGCCTGAAACCCCGTAAACAGGGAAGAAAGGCGCGTCATTTCCGTCGCTGCTTAGCCCCCAAACTGCCTGAGTTACAATTCGATAGCCGCCGGGCATGTGGCGCTGTATCATAAGAGATTGAACAGCCCTCGATTATTGTCCCGTCTGCATATAGGGCGTTGCCGATTGATTTAATTTTGTCTTCCAGAATGTGTTGTATTTCGTTAAATTCAGCTGACTGCATAGCGCGGCCAGCCATAACTCCCAAGAAATCCCAATTTTTATTTTTCGCGTATCTGTCGTAAAAATTCGGGCTGTTCATGAGTTTTTTTAATTCGTCTGCTGTCATTTTTCCGCCTCCTTTTTACTAAATTGTTAAGATTGTCCCGTAGCTGCCTTTTTTGTTAGGCGTGAAAGTGTCCGCTGTTTCGAGATTTTCAATTAAAATCAAAGTACCGGGATTTTCAATTTCTTCGGGCAAAAAATAAGTTTGTGTTTCGGGCAGACCTGCTTTAATTTCGGTATCTATAAATATGCCTATTTCCCTAATTGAAGTTGATAAACCCTCGCCGTAATCAAATAGAAAATGCAGATACAGCTGCCTCGTAGGCGTATCAGAGTATGAATATCTCCGGCCTCCGGGCATGTCAATTTCTCCGTTTTCGTCTTCATTCACGAAAAAAGCCCGTGCTATTTTCTTGCGTCCTATCTCGTTAATAAGTCCTGTTGCTTCATAATCCGGCGACGGCGGGATTTCTTCCCAAGTTTCGTCTCCTGTTCCGATAGCTAAATACAAATTGCGCGACTTTATATAACTTGCCCAAAGAGTACGCGCCGAATAAGTTAAAACCGCCATTTATCTAATCTTCCTCCCATGATTTAATTTCCCATGTGCAATTATTTTCAGTTGTGTTAATCCAAGTTTTACTGTTGAGCCACGTTAATTTTTTATCCCATTTCGAGAAAATTTTTGAATTAAAATCAGCCTCTAAAGCCCGATAAAAACTCATTGCCGCAGCAGTATCTTCAGCAAAATCATCGATCCATTTATCATGCTCCTGCCACGTCAACAAATCCCAGCGGGGACGTAAATCGTACAAGATTTTATTTTCGACAACGGAATTTATAATCTGCTGAGTGTCGTCTATATCGTAATCCGCGCTAAAAATTCGTTCTATTATGCTTCCGATTGAGCGCGTGAAAGTTGCAGCGTAACCCCACCGTGAATAATCCCAAAGTGAGGGATAAAGTAAAGCGTTTTCACCCTCGCCCCATTCGTAATTTGCAATAATCGCGTTTTCCGATTGCTGACCTGCAAGCAAAAGCCTCACAGGAACGCAATCCCAAGTGTTCACGTCCCAGAAAGCTGTATCGTGAATAGTGAATAAATCGCGCTCAAAATCACGCTTGATAACGGGATTTTCTTCAAAAGGAGGTTCGTCGGGAGTTAATAAACCCCACTCGTAATTTTTTAGTATAAAATGCTCCCATGTGCAGAAATCCCAGCGGCAAATATGGTCATCAGGCAATATTGACGGCGGATAAATCGAAAAATTCAAAAGTTCAGAGTGAAAAGGTTTGCCGCTGCCTATCCAAAAGTATAATTTTTCTTTTATCTCGTCAAAATCCCAGCTGTAATTTTCGCGTTCAACGAAATCTTTGCTAAGAAAAAGCTCAATCCCGAAGTAATGAGTGCGGGAATTTCTCCAAACTCCTTTATTATCTTGGAACGGCTCGCCGTCCGGTTTTTGCGTTGTATAATTCCCGTTTGCGTCTCTGAAATAAGTGTTTATGTTCCAGCTTTCCGCGCCGAGTGTGTTCAATACAAGTTCGAGGCTTCTTTTAGTGCCTTTTAGTTTTAAGACATCCGGCCAGCTTTTTATCTGCCGCCGCCAGAATACGGGGTCAGTTCCTATCAAAGGGCAGCCCGTCAAGGCCGCGAGATATACTAATTTATCATCAGGGCATTTATCAACGTTAATTAAATCCGTAATGCCTGAAATCTGCTTTTCAATCTCTGCAATTTCTACATCGAGGGCTTGAACAAACTTAATTAAACCGTTGGGCTCTTTGTAGTATAAGCCCGGAATAATATCAGATATTCTTTCCGCTGCTGCCATTGTTCACGGTCTTAATTGTAAAGTTCACGCTGCCTAAAGTAAGCAGTTCATTGCTTTCAGCGTTTACAGTTTCGGACGGAGTTACGAGTTCAACATAATCAACACCCTCGATATTGTCAATTATTGCGTAAACGTCAGAAATTCTCAGTGTCTCACCCATTTCACGGCTGTCAATGTCCATAAGCGAATTTAATGCGGCGTTAATTTTTTCAAGAATATCAGCGGCGTTAAAACCGTCTAAAATCGTAATTTCGCCGGAAAAATCTACGGCTTTCCACGTACCGTTTTTAATTTCTATCCAATCCGTGAGCATTTTGTAATTTTCGAGATATTCAAGCAGATTGTTTTTAAGAGTTTCGTTAGGAACTGCTACGGAGCTGCTTTTTTGCCCGTAACTTAAAACGTAAATCCTGATAATATTCGCCTCGCCGCTGCGTTCACGCACTACAGCTTTAGCCTTTGCAATGCCGCCGTAATAAACAGCGAAAGTTTCGTAGTCGTCCTGCGTTACACATCTATCCTGCGTCTTGAAATAGCGCGGAGCATACAATTTAATATGATTTATGCTTTCAGGCTCGCTGCCGCCGGAAGCCCAATCTTCATTAGTAATTTTAACGGGGATTGTGTTACCGTCTGCGTCTTTCGCAACATCCCGGACGCTTGTAATTGTATTAGGGGCGACATTGCCGCGAATGCCTCCGCCGACCCTGTAAGTTACATAGATACGGGCGTTTTTTTCAGGCACTGCGCCGTTTTTGCCGTCCCCGAATGAAATTTTACCGCGCTGCCATGCGTCTATCTCAGCTGAATAAATTTTGTCGCTCTCTGAGTACTCAACAAAGCTATCAACGTATTCCCAAGCCTCATTATCGATTAAAACTTCTTGAATTTCTACAATGCCGGAGCGGCCGATATAAAATTCTTGGTATTTATTTCCGTCTGAAACGCCTGTATTATCGGTGTAAGTTTCGCCTTCGAGAGCGTTTACAGTCGTGAATAACTCTCCGGCCTTAATTACGGCATCGCCCGAAATCTCGAAAATCAATCCGGCATTAGTACTAATCTGACTTTTTGCGGGCAGTGTAATATCCGAAGCATGAGGCTCATCAATAGAAATTTTAATTTCAGCCTGCGCCGATACTGCATTTTTAGGAACATAGCCGACTAACTTGCAGATATTAATCAAGTTCTGACGCTCCTGAGCTGTCGGCAAGTAGCTTTCATTAGCCTGCCTGTCAAGATAAAACAATAACAAATCCGCGATATATGCAAATGCTTCAATTAGCATTACTCCGGCGTTATCTTCTTCAAAATCGTTCCAGTAAGCCTCGCCGTAGACCTGTTTTATTCTTTCTATACAATCCGCAACAATAGCGGCGTGATCTTTATCAGTATATTTGAAGCGTTTCAGCCCTGCCATAAGTTTACACCGTCCTTTCTGTTAATTTCCAAAATTAAATTCTGCGTCTGCCTGTAGACTTTCATGTAATAAAATAAATCCGCCCGCACTCTAAACTCTGACGGATACGGAATTATTGAAGTTCTTTTTTTATCCAAAATAACACGCGGCTCCCACCGCTGAATAGCTTGAATTAACTCAAAACGCAGCAAAGCACACGTAATTTTATCCAAAGGCTCATGAATAAATTCAAGTATCCGCGAGCCGAATTCAGGCAGCATAACACGCTGGCCGCGCCTCGTTCCTAAAATTTGTATGATATTCCCTTTGATTAGTTCTATATCGGTCTTAACATCAAAAAGCCCCCTGCCGCCCGGCTTTAAGGGGTAAGATATGCCGCTGTAATTCACATTATGTTCCCTCCGTGTTAAAATTATTTTTAATATCCCAAATAAAAAGGAGCGGTTTTTATGTTCATAAGTGAAAAAATTATCCCAGACGAGATAAAGCGGGAAGCACGCCGCCGCGCTGTAGGTGTGCCGGTCGAAGTTATGGAGCTTGTTTTGCAGGCACGGGCAGAAAAGAGAGCAGAATATGAGGCTTGTAATTGATACAAAGAATTTACCAAATGCTATTTTTAATTCTCCGAACTCACCCCTACCCCGCAAAAACGTTCCCGCTCCCTGTCGCAACTGAGCCGCCGCAGGCTACGGGATCGCCTATTCTCCCCGCCTGTTTGCCGTTTACAAAGACTGTAGAACTTCCCGAAGCTAAAACGCTTGAATGACACCCGTGAGGCGTTCCGGCATGACTGCAGCAATGAACGTCCCAGCCGTCGCCCTGCCTATGCCACGGTTTACCATTTACAAAAAC